GAATGTAGCGGACTTAGGTTGGGGGGCAATTCTTTCGATATAGGCGATCTTCGACCGAACTTTTTTCCGAAGAGTGCTTTACATAGGAAAATCGCAGAGCTAGGGTGCAGCCCATGACAAAAACTAGGACGGATATCGACACCATCACGCTCGGGCGCTACGAGGAGGAGATACTCCACATCCCCACCGGGTCGATCGACTTGCTTCTTACGGATCCACCGTACGGGGTGACCGACTGCGCCTGGGACATCAAGCCCAAGCTCGACTTCATGTGGCAGGAGTTCAACCGCGTGCTCAAGGACAACGGCGCCGCGGTAGTGACGGCGACGCAGCCCTTCGCGACGGAGGTCATCAACGCCAACCGGAAGTATTTCCGCTACGACCTCGTGTGGGCGAAGTCGAACCCGGTCGGGTACCTGAACGCGAAGAGGATGCCGCTCAGGCAGCACGAGCTCGTGCTCGTGTTCTACCGCAAGCTCCCGACGTACAACCCGCAGATGGTCCCTGGAGAGTTCCGAGAGAGCCGGTCAGGCGGGGCCTGCAAGCCAGGCGTCTACGCGAACTACAAGTCGATCGTGCATGCGTCGAACCTGCGGTATCCCACGAGCCTGCTGCCGATCGACAAGGAGGGCGCGGGGCCAGGGCGCCACCCGACGCAGAAGCCGCTCGCGCTCTTCGAGTACTTGGTCTTGAGCTATTCAAATCCAGGGGAGATCGTCTTCGATCCATTCATGGGGTCGGGGACGACGGCGGTGGCGGCGAAGAGGACGGGGCGGCATTACTTGGGATTCGAGGCAGAAAGAGAATACTGGGAGATGGCGAACTGCAGACTAGATGAGACAGCGATCGCGAAGCAGAATTACAGCAATCTGTCTATTTTGAATTAGCAGCAAGGACCTTGAACTCGATAGCCCGCACCCAGGGATTCGCGTCCCAGCCGTAGCCCCGGGAGGCGTTGATGGAGTTCCATAGGGCCTCGAATGATTGCCGATACGACATCCAGCAATCTTCCCATGGCGAACCTTCGGCCTTGGCATCCTCCTCGCTTATGTCCTGGACGCGCTCGACGCGGACGGCGGTCATCTCCAGGAGGATGCGGGAGAGAGCGCGTGGCATGAAGATCGATGGGCGCCAAGCATCTACTGGTGTACCAGTAATCCACGAACCAGCGTATCCGGGACTCCCGGCTCGATAGAATACTGAATCGCCAGAGGGATCTCGACTCCACGTCTCCCGCACCCAGAGCCGGTCACCGGGCTGGCCGTAGGGGCACTTCAGTTCCCTCACCGACTCGCCGTCGCCTTTCACAGGTCGGCCGAACCTAAATGCTGTTGGTTGGGGTACAATCACCCGCCGCGTCATGGTCTTGCGGCCTTCGAGAATCGCACGAATCATAGGGCCAGAGAACAAGATCGGCTTCTCGCTCATGAGAGGAGCATAGAGGGCAAGAAGCCAGGTCGCTCGAATCTGGCCGGGTACTCTATGCGGCTTTAGCCTTGAGATAGCGAAGGATGGGGATGCGGAGTTCTTCAGGCAGGCTCGAGAGTTCATACTCGAGGCCTTCGGGGCGGCCGTTCTTGCTTTGGTGCGGGCGAGAGGTCCAGGGGGTGCGCCAGCCACGCGTTGCGACGAGGCTGCTGGTCCAGCCGAGGGCCGCGGCTATAGCTTTCCCACTGATCCAGAGTTCGCCCTCTTTATTCGCCAGGGAAGCACGGAAGGCTTCAAGTTCGTCGCTCCCACATTTCAGTCGAGCTACAAAGGGAGCGAGGATGTCCTCCGGCAGATTCTCAAGTGCGACATAGGCGACATCGCGGATCATCTCGATTTCCGCATTAGCTCTATACAATGCTACTCTGAGCCTCTCGCTGTTCTCAGTTCCACCAGCGAGATACTCAATGGAAACCCATGTCGGTATCCGGTCTTTCTTCTGCCTGCCGCGATGAGGAGGCGTCTCAAGCACGACTTCTCCCATGAACTCGGGCTCCGGGATGGATGGTAAGAACTCTTGCGCGAGAGCGAGCTCGCCGATGAGGGTGGCAAGCTCTGAGCGGCCGTGAACCCTTAGTATGCGCTGAGCATCAGCGAGAGAGAACCTTCCGCCATCGTTAAGCTCTCCAAGCTTCTCTCGTAGTTCCGGACAAGCGTTGATCCACTGATAGATAGCCCGTACGCTCACGTTTGCAAGCTTCGCGAGCTCGTTCGCGCTGTACGATTTGGTCATGCCGCTCCCTCGGAATTCTCATTTCCAAGAAACGCGCCAGGGCGCTCCTGGATCAAGACAACCCACAGCGTACCACGTTTCCCTTTCGAACGCAAATCGAACGCTTTTTTAGTGTGTAGTTGCGCCCCTAAACATAGCCCGCGAGGACGCATCTGCGTCCATTGCTGAAAGGTCTTGACGATTATGCTCGATTGACCGATATTTCTATCTAGGTACGGAGCGCGAACCGCTCATGCATCTTAAGCCGAAAGAGCAGACTCCGGCATTGGTTATGCCGGCCAGCCAATACTCCTTCGGCTTTATTTTTGCTCCCAGGGCAGGATGTCATAGAAGGACAGCTTGCCGTCGCTCTTCCTCCGCCTGAGGATCACCGCGAACAGGTTACGCTCCCCGTTGATCTCGATTGCGACCTTCCCCTTCAGTATCTCGGAGATGTCCGGATTCCCATGGTTCTCGGGCTCCGCCTTGAAGTCAGCTGCAGAGGCCAGGATCTCCGGTATGTGGCCGAGGATTGCGAGCTTCACCGGCTCACCGGAGAACGAGACCGCATGCTCGATCCCGGTCTTGGCCAGGGTTACGTCCTCGCCGAGTTCCGCGTTGGCGAAGGCGGCCCCCTGCTGCGCCCGCAAGGTCTTCTCCGCCGCCTCGCGGAAAGCGATACGTTCTGCCTTTGCGCCAGGGACAGTCGCCTTGATGTATGTCACGCCTGCCTCATTGGCCACCGTCGAGAGCTGTACGGCGTCGTAGCGTAGGCCCAGAACCTTCCCGAAAGCCTTGATGTCGTCGAGGATGCCGTACTTCTGGGCGCGGGCGATCATCTTCGGCGTGAGCTTGTAGAATGAGCCGGAAGCAATTGGATTGCCGCCGAAGCCACCGGGAGGCAGCTCGTGGGTGAGCTCGTTGTCCATCGTCGGGCTCCAATTGGGATTGGCCTCCTGCATGAGTTCTATCTCTTCTCGCGTAACGGCTCGGACAGTAGAGCGACAGTTGAAATGAAGCGGCGGCCAGTTCGATTTCCAGAACCAGTGCGAGGCGGGAAGAACCTTTCCAGATCTCTGCTGGCAGATAGTGGTCTGACGGCCATCCTCGATACCGACGAACTCGAGGTAGGCAGGCTGAACGCGGGCGAACTCGGCGGCGCGGCCGGCGTTGTACGCGGTCTGGCCGTTGGTCCTATAGACCGTCTCCCAGTACCACGGTGAATCACCCAGGCCCGAAGAGGAGAGAGCGCTGGCCTCGGTCCAGAACTCGGAGAGGGCCTTGCCTTCTTCGAGGGCCTTGATGCCTATCCGCCGGGCGGCCTCGATGTTGTCGTGCGAAGCGAGAGCCGCAACAGTGAAGGCCCGGAAGCGGAGCTCGGGCTCGAGGCTGGCCCACTCGGCGCGCGTCAGGGGGACGCGGGCCTTGAGGAAGGCGATAGCCTCGTCGAAAGGGATGGCAGGGATCTCGTCGTCGGCGAGGTTGAGAGTCCCGACGGCGTGGTCGCGGCCGAGTAGATAAGAGAGGGTGAGGAACTTCTCGGTCTCGCGTACTAGCTCATCATCCGGGGCGAAGGCCTTGGTCTTCTCGAGGGTGGCCTTGGTAGGTCCGCCGTCGGCGTCGACCTTCCGCCTCCACGCTTCGACCTGGCTGCCCAGCAGCTTGACGATGCGCTCTTGCGCGGTGGCCGCCGCGTCGTCGAGCTCCTGGGCTTTGGCGAACTCGTCGCGCTCGATCTGAGCGCGGAGCTCGCGGAGCCTTACACGAGCCTCAGCGGGGGACGACGCTTTTTTTTTACGTCATCGGCAAAGGTCGAGCTCTGCTCTTTCGGATTAAATCCGGAGAGAGGATCGAAGATCCTATTGATCTCTTCCTTTTTGACGAGAGGGAACGCGGCGGCAGCGATCGCACGAGCGGTCTCGATGGGCAAGGTCCCCTGGGCGACCTCGGCGGCGAGGTCCACCAAGGACGTCACCTGCGCGCCATTGAGCGCCGTCGATTGGACATCGGCTGAGCCACCAGACGCGGGGATCGCAGGGAGGCTGGGTGAAGTACTCTGAGAGGGGACTCCTCCTACCGGGAGTTCGCCCTTCGAAGGCATTATGTACTGGTCCTTCTCGTCCTTCGGCTTGGGGAGGGCGTAGCGATCATAGAGGGCCGAGAGGGACACGGGGACGCCGCGGTCGATAGCCTCGACGACGGACTTCCAACTCGCGTAGTCGTCGAGGTCGAAGGCGACGCGAGGCGCCGGGACTCCGGGGCCGACGTTGAGCTCGACGATCCAGTCTATGAAGCGCTGCAGGACCGGCGTGATATCGCGGGCAATTCCCTTGATGGTCGCCAGGAAGGTGTCCTCGTGGACTTCGGCCTGGGCGCGGGTGCCGTTCTGGGCCTCCTGGACAGCGAGGCTCTGATAGACCAGGGCATAGGCGATCTGGGTGTCGCACCAGTCCATGAGGGCGGTGAACTCGGAAAGCTCATGGGCGGTCTCGATGATCTTCGCTTCCTTGATGTTCGCGAGAGCCGCACCCGAGCCCGAGCTGATCTGCCCTAGCATCTCCGCCAGGCCAGCGGCGCGCTCGCGGATCTTCGACGGATCGTCGGCACACTCGAAGAGCGCCAGGATGGAGGGGACGGCGAACTTCTCGGTAGCCATGAGCCAGAACTCGGCTCCGGCCTTCTTGAACTTCCAGGGCCAGTAGCAGGCCTTGAGGGCGGCCGTTCCATAGGGGTTCTCGGCGTCTTTGTCGTGACGCCAGACGAGCCACTTGTAGGCCTGGGAGTAGAGGTCTTCGAGCGCTCCGTGATGCAGGTGCTTCAGCCTGCCCTCGGCGTCGAAGCGGAAGCGCTCGGGTTTGCGCAGGACGACGTCGCTCGGCTTCCACATCCCGGAGATGGCCGGCTCTTCCCACACGAGCTCGGCGACGGCGTAGCCGTAGTCGTAACCGGAGAGGAGGCGGCGCACGATGCCATAGAGCAGCTCGTCGTCTACGGCCTTCTTGACCATCTTCAGCGTGGAGGCCGAGGCGTCGCCCTGCGCGATCTTGATCGGGTAGTTGAGGACGGCGGCCTTGGCCACGGCGAGGAGGCTCTTGATCCGCGCGTCGCTCTTCATCTCGCGGTAGACCGAGATGGCCTCGCCGGTGTCCCGGAGTACTTCGTCGGGGTTCGGCATGTAGCCGAGGAACTGGGAGATGTCGTCGAGCTTGATCACCCTGGCCGTCATGACGGCGGAGTCGGGCTTCGCCGCGGCCCCGGAGTCGGCGAGCTGCAGCGACCGAGGAAGAGTGTGGTGTTTTTTGCTCATCGCTTGAATCCTCTCAATACGGTCTTGGTAACGCTCTTGGCGAACTGGCTGAACGGGACGACGGCGGGAGTTCCCTGCCCCTTGCCACCCTGGGCTTCCTCGAAGGCGTACCAGAGCGCGTCGGCCTCATCGTCGAAGGCGGACTTGGGGCCGTCGGGGGTGAACATGCCGAGCTGCTCCATGAGCTCCTTCTGATCCTCGCGGAAGCGGATGAAGCCGGCCTCGATGAGGGGCGCCATCTTCTTCACCCTCTGGACCTTCGAGAGGCCGCCCGTCTTGCGGCCGACGATCGGCAGCCAGACCTTCCGTAGCGCAGCCTTCTCCATGAGGTTGTTTTTGTAGATTCCCTGGAAGGCTACGTCCTCGAAGCCGATCGAATTGTGTTTCCAGACGAGATAGGTATCGATGATCTTCTCGAGGAAGGGAGCCTCGGGAAGGCGCTCGCCCCAAGAGTCGCCGACATAGAGGACACCGTCGTTCCCGTCGACGAGGGTGTCGAAGGCGCACTTGTCGTGCGCGCCGGTCGCGGGATCGATTCCGCCGTAGCGGCGCTTGCCCTCGAAGGAGACGCTCGCGAGGGTGTAGGTGTGGAAACGCTTGATGATGGCATCCTCGCTGGAGAGGGGCTCGTTCATCATCTCGGTGGACCAGGCAGCCGAACCAAGCTCGTCTTCCTTCTTCCGGAGCTTCTCCTCGGTCCAGTAGGCTGGCCAGAGCGATTTGCCCGTCGGCGTGCGGGCCGCGAAGCGGAATCCGACCCAGCCCTTGAGCTGGCCCTCCTGCAGCTCCTTCAAGAGCCGGCAGACGATGTCGTCTTCATGGAAGATCGTGTTGATGAGGACGGGGAAGATGTCCTTCCCGAGCGGAAGGACGACGCGCTTGAACCAGCGGTAGATCCTGTCGCGGCCCTTCTTCGAAGCCGCGACCAGGTCGGTCATGATGTCGTCGCAGATCGCGATGTCCGGACGGTCGGGACCGTTCTTGATGCCGCGAGTGGAAGCGCCCGCGCCGCGCGCCGCGATGGCCAGGCCGTTCGACAGGGTGATCTTGTTCGCCTTCCAGATCTTGCCCTTCATCTCGCCGAAGTCGTCGGCTATACGCTCGTTCTGCTCGAACTCGTCCTTGATGGACTGCAGCGCGTCGTTGGCCATGGCTTGGGATCCGCCGAAGATGATGGGGAAGCGGCGCTTCTTGTATAGGACGAGCCAGATCGGGAAGGCGAGGGAGTAGCGTGTCGACTTGGAGAAGCCACGCGGCTCGACATCGATGATGCCGGCGATCTTCGCGGTCGGCGGCATGTAGACGTGGTACTTCTCCTTGATGAGGGGCTTGAGGACGTCGACCTGTTCCGGGGCGAGGCATCCGGTCGAGGTTACGTCCATGAGGATGCGGTGATACACGGCGGGATCGGCGCCGAAGTAGTGCGGGAAGTAGGTGGAGCAGAATCGGAAGAAGTCGTTCTCGCAGGAATCACGCCGGGCTTTCCGCTCGGCGTCCTGGGCGACCTGGGCACGGTCGCCGACGAGCTCGTCGAGGAGAGGGGTCTTCACTTGACCTCCGGCTCGAGTCCGGTTACGACGGCGGCGAGGCGATTGGCGAGGTCCGGATCGGCGGCGAGCTCGATCTTGAGCGCGTCGAGTACTGCCTTCTTGGCCGCGTCGAAGCCGGCCTGGTACTTAAGGCGGACGGAGGCAAGCCTGGCCTGGGCGTTGGCGAGGCGGCCCGCCGCGAGGATGGCCTCGCCCGGATCCTCGAACTCGAGGGCGTCGATGTTCTGGGACTCGCGTAGGAGCAAGCCGGCGAAACGAGTCGTCACGGCCTCGGCGATGTCGGTGTTAGGATTGTTCCTGACCACATCGATCATCACTCGGGCCTCCTCCGTGGTCTTTTGGAGGTCCGCGGCTATTTCCTTCGAGCTCTTGAGCGAGCGACGTACCGCCTCGCGGCTGATATCGATCCCCTCGCTCTGCAGCTGCTCGGCGATCTGGTTGATCGTCAGCTTGTCGCGCGTGTAAAGCACGAGGATACGATCGACGAGGTCGAGGAGGTCGGCCTTGGAACGGCGGCCCATGGCGTTCCTCACTTCCCCTCGGGGATGATGGTCACCGCGGGATCGGAGGTCGTGCCGTCCATGAGGTCGATACCGGCGGGGGCGATCTTGTAGATGCGGATGCGCTCCATGCTCTTGTAGGGATGAGGCACCTCCTTGCGTTCCGCGTAGCCCTTGTCGGCCAGATAGGCGAGGGACTCGATGATATCGTCGTACTGGTGGTACTCGTAGAAGACGCCCACAATGGTTCGCTCGTCGGCACCCTCGGGATAGAGGTCGCGGAGGAACTCGAGGATCTTCCCGCGTAGGATTAAGGGCTTCACTATTTTTCTCCTTGCTTTGCCTGGTCTCTGAACAGCGAGATGATGAGGTTCCGAACCTCTTGGATCTCGGCGCGCCAGCCCGAGAATTCCTTGTAGTGTTCATCGCGGGGCAGGTAGTCGCGCTCGACACAGGAAACCCGAGTCCGCAGGTCCTCGACCTTCTTGTCGGTCGCAGCGAGATGCTCGTCGAATCGCTTGGCCATGGCGTTCATCTCGGCTGTCATCGCTGCCTGCAGCTCTTTCGCGCGGGCCTCGTTCTTCTTTCCGTTCTCCTTCAGCTCCCGGACTACCCATCCTAAGAGGAAGATGACTACGAGTAGGACCGGACCGACACCGTAGGCCGACAGCTGCTGCAGGAACGCTTCCATCATTTCCCTTCCTTGTTTTTAGATGCCTGTACTCCGGCGAAGACGATCGCGGCCACGGCTACGACTTCGGCGACACAGGCTCGAAGCTCAGCGCGGCGCTGCTTCTTCGCCGCTTCCTTGAGCGCCCGCTCCACATCGGCGATGGAGCTCTCCCAGGACTGCGTCGAGCTCCCCACCAAGACGGAGATTCTCTTGAGCGCGGTCCGTGCCTCGCTCAATTCCTCCGCCGATGCGCTCGCTTCGCTCGACCGCTTCTCCAGCTCTGCTTTCAAGCTCGCCAGCTCTATCCGCAAGCTCGCCGCTTCGCCTTGCGTCGTCCGCAAGTCCGACCGCAGCGCTTCGTTCTCGATCTTCAACGAGGCCCAGTCCTCGCTCTGCGCCTTCAAGCCCGGATTGAGCTTCCCGGAGATCTCGTATGCCCTCGTCACTAGCTCGGCGATACTCATCCGCGACAGGTCCTCCGGAGACGGAGAGGCCGAGAGCGTAGCCGCCTGCGAAAGCGCCAAGCAGAGCGAGAAGGCACAGGCCAGCGACCGCGAGGATTTTCCGCGCATTCATGCGCCCTCCCCGGATCCGGGGCGCGAGGTCCCGCTCCGACCAAGCTTCCAGCCGAAGACGTTCTCCGCGATGAGCGAGAGGTCCACGGGAGTGAAGAGCAGGGGGACGAAGGCCGCGACTTTGAGGACCGAGTCGATGTCGAGTTCGTGGTCGATCCATATCTTGGCGGCGAGCCCGCCGAGGGCGATCATGGCCCCGATGAGCTTGGCCCCGAGCGTCAACGATTTTCCCTTTATGTTCATACCAGCCTCCTAGAGGCCGTACACGGCCGGGTTGACGTAGAAGCGGATCGCGCCCGAATAGTAGGGATCGTGCCGCGCGATGATGCGCGCGTTCATCCAGGTGATGCCGCGCTTCTTAGCCTCGTCGATGAAGGGGGTTCCATACCGGGCTCGGTAGTCCGCGGAGTAGTCCGAGTCCCAGATCGAACCTATCTTGGCCCGGAGCTCGTCGTCGTAAGCTCCGGGCTCGAGGATGAGGGAGAAGTGGACGTGGCGACCGTCGCCGCCGTTTACGGAGGCCGACAGCCCATGGTTTCCGGTGGGACCGATAGGCGAGCCCATCTTGAGGCCCGCGCCGGCCAGGCCCGCGGAGAGCGCCCCGGAGTCGAGTTCTTCTCGAATGAAGTGAAGCATGCGGAGCTCGCCGCCGGGGAAGAAGAGACGAAGAACCGAGCAACCTTCGGCATCGTCGTCGATCCACTTGGATCGCTCGGCCTCGACGGGGCAGAAGACGATGCCCTTGCCTGCGCGGTCGAGGGCGGGATGGATTCGAGGGCGGGCCTTGAACGTGAACGGATCCCAGCCGAAGGCGGTGGTCACCTGGGAATTGAGGAAGAAACCCTTATCGACCTTGAGTTCCATATCGAGTACCTCGCAGGCCCCAGAGTAATCCGGGGCGATCGGAGGCGCTCGAATGTAGCGGAGGAGTCAACTATATTATTCGAGACTATTGTTCACGTTTCGCTGATACTACATACCCAAGAGTATCAAAGGAAAAGGTAACATTCTCAACAACGTACGCGTTAAAGGAGTTCTTTGCCCTATACTCCAGTCGCATCGAATACAAACCATTTTCGGTTTTTGATACAGTCGACCATTGAATATATTGAACAGACTCCGGGTCCTTCAGGCTAGTTCGTAACCATTGCTTTGCATTTATTTGCATGGTGGCCGCAGAAACCTGCTTAGGAACAGAGCCAGCATTATCCAGCAGGTTGTTTTTTACAATTAGCCCAAGAGCAAAGATACATGCGAGCGCCAGGGCACCTAAAAAATACTTCAGCCATTGTTTATTTCCCAGCTTCTTTGCTTCGACGGATTCTGCCATATTGCCTCCATATTTTCGAATCAATACGGATGTCTATGCAACCAGCCTAGGACTCTCCCGTATATATTCAGCTCGCCTCGCTCGATCACTTCGGCGCTCACAATCTCGGGATCAGGGTAGCGCCGCGCGTTCTCGCTCGCTATCACAATCTTCCGATCGGCAAGGCGATACTGCAGCCGCTTCACGCGCATCTCACCATACATACCGATCACGAAGATCCCATCGCCCCGGATATCCAAACGATCGAACACTACATAGTCGCCATTAAACAACGTCACGTCGGTCATCGAATCGCCAACGACGCGACAGACGCCACAGCGCTCGGGCTTATGCCCTTGGCATAGCGCATACAGAACGGGCGCCATCTCCTCCGTTTCGACGAGCTGGGTCGCCTCTTGGCCGGCTCCCGCCGCTACCGTCTGACTAAATACGGGGATGAATACTGTCCCCTCCGGATCCGGGCCAGATATCGGGATCGCCTCAGCGTGGCCCTTACGGTATTTATATACAGTCACGTCCTCAGGATAGCCCCAACGCTTGGCAAGCGCCAGCATCGCTGGATCGATGTCGGCGCTTTGGGACGCTAGCATGTGGCTCGGGTCAGGTTGACGCATTGGCAACAGGAGCTCAGCACGGGTCCCTTCAAGAGGAACGGAAACTGTTTCCGATTTACCGCCTTCTCCCCCAAATGTTGAACTGTTGCACATTTCACCGCGGCCGCTTAACAGCCAGTCAACACTTAAATCTGGATAGGCAAGTCGTATTTTTTCAAGCGTCTCAATCGGGACAGTCTTTCCGCTCTCCCACCCCAACAGCGTAGTACGCGGAACGCCAATATCTGCGGCGAACTGCGTCGGATTCCTTGTTTTTGCCTCACGGAACTGTCGGATACGATCATTAACGCCCATTAAGTGTCCCCTCCGAGACGTATCGATTAATAAATCGTCCCGATTGAATCATTTTCGCTTGACTTATGTCCCGATCAGGACGATACTCAAGAATATCGGCGGTTGAGAGTTAAACCTTAACCCCTAAAAAAGAAGGACGACCGAACGGGGGCAAGCCACCGGTCATCCTTCACTACAAGCCCCGAGGGGCGAGGAGCAGGGAGAGTATGGGATGCATCGCTGAAATCCACAAGCGGGCGACGGCGGTTGAACCTTGGCACTTCCTTTCCGACAAAGAACTCGAGGATCTGCCCGAAACATATCTTCGCTATATCGCATCCATAGGGAAGATTTCCCAGGCACGCCTAGAGCGCGCGCTCAACGCGAAGAAGGAAACGGAATGACTTTCCCGTCCGCCTCTTTGCGTCGCACGGCATCCGTAATATCCCTGGCCGCAACAAATGGATCGCTATATGCGGGATGTCCTTTCCACTTGAGATTGATCACCCCCGTCATCAACTGCATGAGCATGAGAAGCCTCGTAGGATCAGGGCGCTCGCGCAGTAGCGCTCGATATGTATCAAGGCCTGCAAAGATAATCGGATCGTTTGGCATGCACTCTTCGCCTGATCTAAACATCGTCCAATTGAAGCAGTTGCCGAGCATCGACGCAGCTGACTCAAGGATGTCTCTCTTTTCTGAATCTTCCACAGACGCTTCCCTCCTTCGGGCTTCGGTGGTGGTTGGCGCTTCCATCGTACACCTGGAGGAGGGTTTTTCAATGGCATTTGGACGGCTCGGAAGAGCCGCATAAAAGAAGAAGGATGACCGGATGGTTGGAGCCGACGGTCATCCTTCGCATCCCGCCCGGAGGGGCAAGGAGGCAACAGCATTATGACGCGCAACCAGAGAATCCGCAAGGCAAGACCCGACGCGGAGAAGCCCAAGGTGGGGCCGCAGCCTAACCGGGAGCAGGGGGCCTGGATCGGGTACCAGATGAAGCTCATGGGCTTCTCGCTGATCTCGCTGTCCAAGAGCGCAGGCGTATCCTTCCAGATGGTGCACGCGGTCGTGTACGGGAAGAAGACCTCTCGCCGCGTGCAGAAGGTGATAGCCCGCAAGCTCGGCTTCGACAGCTGGTCCGATCTCCTCGCCGCGAGGGAGGGGGTGGCAGCTTGAGCGCGCACCTTAGCCAAATCGACCGCGAGAAGAAGGTCCTCTGGATCAGCTACGAAGGGCGGGGCGACGAGCTCGAGATGAACCTGCGCGCTTATGGCGTGAGGTACGTTCCCGGCTTCTGCAACGGGAGAGTAGGGATCGAGTATTCGCGGCGCGACAATCCGCCTCTCGGGCGAAGCTCGGAACTAGACGAGGCCGCCGTGACGCTCGTGGACATCCTCACGATGCGGCAGGGCGTAACCAAGCGGCACGAAGCCGCCTTCATCGCCGCCCAGGGAGTCGTCCAACAGCACCAGGCGGACTACGAGGAGGCGGCATCATGAAACGCCCCTTCTGGATGCTCGCCTTCGCGCGGGCCGATATCCAAAAGCTCGAGCACGAGCTGCAGAGCGAACGGCTGGTATCGGCCAATCGACAGATGGTCATCGACATGCTGACCGAACACCGAGACGTTCTTCTCGGGAACATCAGGGACCTCCGTATCGAATGCTCCGGGCTTAGGCGCGACAAGGTAGCGCTGGCCATGGAGATCTCCGAACTCCTCGACGCCAATAGGCGCCGCGTGGAGAGAAGGAGGCGCCGTTGAACGAGCTCTCCACGACCGCCATAGCGTGCGCCCTCGGGCTGTCGCGCCAGGCGATCATGCACCGAGCCGACGAGGAGAACTGGCTCCACGTCGGGGAAGGGCGGGACCTCAAGTGGCTTCCCCGCTCCATGCCCCGCGACGTGCTGTCGGCCCTCATCGCGAAGGGGCTCATCGAGGCGAAGACCGTATTCGCCGACGATGCGCTCCCGGAGCGCTCGGAGCAAGGAGAAGAGCTCTTTCTCGCCGCGCGGGACAAGGACCGTGAGACCGCGCAGATGCGGG